GCTGTTCTTCAAAATATAAAGCCGGTGCTTATGGTGAAGGATATTCCACAGGCTGATTGTATTGAACTAACCGGAATCAAGGACCTGCTCGAAAAGAAGTTTCCATCAATCAACTATATCATCAGCGGAGGCATTCTGCCGGAGGGAGGTTTGCTATTTCTGGCAGGTGAAAGCGGTGTCGGAAAGTCAATGCTGTCAATGGAGATATGTTTACATCTGGCCATAGGCAGGCAGCTATTTGACGGAGCTTTCATGGTCCCCAAAGCACGCAGAATCCTAATTATACAGAACGAAAACCCATTATATACAGTTCAAGCAAGACTTAAAAACATGATGGATGGAATGGGGTTATTCCCGGATGATGTGGGTGACAGTATATCGTTTGCAGATCCAGCCGCACTATTCGATTTGGCCTCCGAGAATACCATCGGAAATATCATGGACCTAATTGAAAAATCAAAAGCCGATATGTTTGTGATGGACCCGTTAAGCAGCTTTCACATGCTTGATGAAAATAGCAACTCGGACATGGGAGCTATTTTAAATAACGTCCTGTCTATAACCAGAATCACGGGTGCAGCCTCCCTAATCGTGCATCATTACGGAAAGCCTCAACCAAACAGGCCTGACGAATATCGACTCCGGGGTGCATCAGCAATTTTCGGAAAAGCGGATACCGTTCTTGCTATGGTGCCGAAAGCCCATGAGCACAAGTCTTTATTCATGGTCCGGTTTGATAAGGTCAGGCATGGATTGAAACCAAAGCCGATTTTATTTGAACGAAACGACAAACTCATAAGCATGCGGACGGAGGAGGATATGTTAGTTACACCGAGACAGGTTGTGGATGCCGTGGTTGATGTGTTTGATGGTAAAGTCGATAAGCAAACGGACCTCGCAAACTACCTGATGAGCGAGTATCACATAACCGAAAAGACAGCCAGGACTACCATCAAAAGGGCGGTGGAATTGGAGCTAATTAGGGTGAAGAAATCCGGCAGAATGACACAATATTTTTGTGACACAAGAGTGGAATAATACTGGTAACGGCCTCAAAAGTCATTACCGGTAAAGGTCACGTTACCAGTTTTTAGTTATTGAAATCATTAGGGAATCACGAGATTTTGTTTCATTACCGGTAAAGGAGCTATTACCAGTTTTAAGTCATTGAAATAATTAAGGAATAAATACTGGTAATTGTGTCTATATATAATACTGTTTCGTTACCAGTATTAACCATTATTTCAAAGCATGTGGGATCAAATCTATTTTAGGAGGCGGTTTTAAGATGGCACATTGGACCGATTATATCGACTTGGATGCAACTATGAATGTGGCAGGCATGTTGGGCATTGAAACGGATGGCATAGACAAGCGTGATCTAATCGAAAACATAATGGTCCGGCTGATGGGTAAGTGCACAGGCCGCAGGCCATTGATAAGGGAGCCGGACATGGTTGATTCAAATAGCTATGACTCGGTGGTTGATTTCTATATCACATGCCACCGTGCGATTAGAGCATATTTAAGAAATCTGACTCCGATTTTGTCTTGTCGGGAGAAAAACAATGGATAAACCGAAACTCGACGGCAGGACCCGTGAGGCCAAAGCTGTGGCGAGTCTCAAGGCAGGCCTAACCACTAACCCCATATCAACCGGAAAGGCTATTCTCAAGCGTATGGTGGCCGAGAATGACGTCATAGCCCAGGCCATTTATAACCAGGCCCTTAACACCAGCGGGCTATTCGATGAGAAGGGCAAGCTGAATCCCGTCATTGAAAAGCAGTTTCCCAAATTCCAGGCCGCAGCGAAAAGTGCCTTGATAGAACTATTGAAGCTTGAAACGACAGCCAAACCGGACGGGGACGAGGAGGACATCTTTGGAGATGTTTTTGATGAATAGTCATTCTAATTCAATGACAATTCTCATCCATATCCGATTGACTCCTCTACTCATTTTGAGGCCGTTCAGGGAGGCAGATGCGTCTGAGATGGGAAAAAGCCGTTTAAAAGGCCGTTTTCGGAGAAGCATAGGCCATTGCAAGCGAGTAGAGATTGCTGTCGATTGTGATGGTTCTGGCGAACGGACAAGGCCATTTCTGACGCAGGGACGAGGCCGTTTGCCATAGGCCATAGGCCGCAGCAGGAGGCCTCCGACCTCCGAAAATATTTTTTAGATTTTGCGTGCGTATAACCCCACGCTTGAATTGTAAAAATTGAAAATTGTAGAAAATAACCCAGGCACCAAACGGGACTACATATCAACCATCAACCCTATAATCAAAGGAGTATAGAACCATGTGGAAAGTCGATAAAGTGAAACAGTACAAAGGAAATTTTGGCTATGTCTATTTAACCCGGTTAAATGACGAGGGCGAGGAGCTGTCAGAAAAATTGATGCTTCCGATTATGGTATTAGATGGTTACGACTGGGACAATCCAGTCAGCCAGATTTCAGATGATTCAGTAAGTATGTTTCTTTGTGACATACTTGAAACCCTGGGGCCAGAGGACGAGGATGAGTTATATGATGAAAATGAGGACGAGATCACGGACATGGTATACGTCAAAACGCACGTAGTGCCAGCCGCTGAATAACCCTTTGATGAGCTATGCCTCACAAGTAAACATCGATTGTGGGGCGTCTCACAAAGTCTGAAAGCCTAATTAAACGCCAGAACCTCCTTGAAGGTCCGTGCAATAAACGCCTTTCTTGGAGGACGTATGGCAACACAACCAGAACAGACAAAAAAGGACCGAATAAAAGCCTGGCAAGCAAACACCCCGGAGGCCTTTCTTCAATGGTGCGCAGATATAAAGCCTCATATTCTTATCAATAACCGTTATGAAGTTTTCGCACCCACCGAGAAGCAATTAGCACTCATCCATCAAATTCTGAAACCGGCTGACGAAACATCCCCAACAAATGATGTGGGCCCAGTTCAGCCTTTAAGCAAACGCAGCCACAATGCACGAAAGGCAAGACCAGGCCGCAGTCCCAACAAACCGATTGATGAGGCCACAGGCCGTCAATCATCTTTCGAGCATAGCCTTTCTCTGCTGATTGAACCTCGCAGGCACGGAAAATCAACTCTGTTCGCTTTAATATGTTTGTGGCTCTTCACCAGCCGCAAAAATATCACGATCCAATGTTTAGGTAACACCGAAAGCCACACTCGCAGGGTCCAGTTCAACACCCTTAAAAAGATCATTGCCAACACTCCATCTCTTAGAAAGCTCATTCCTGAAAAGAATATGTTTGTGTTCGAGATATTCTTTCCGGCTCTTGGAAACGTTATACAGATGAGTCCTGGGAACAACCCCAGCACGGCATTTGGTGAAAAAATAGACATCATGTGGACGAGCGATTTAATGGCCTGCGCAGACCTTCAACCGTTCAATGCCCTGCAAGCGAGCCTCCTTGATTCAAAAGACTCCCTTCTCCTTATTGATTCAAATGTGGACGTGACAGACGGCACCGTTCACCAAATTCAGAAGCAGGCGGACGAGGACCCCACCATCTTCTGCCACCATACATTTTATAAAGACTTAGATGAGTATTGTGAACACGCCCCACCGTGGATTGATAGAAAGAAAGCAAAACGACTTCAAAAGACCACCCTGGAAGTTGACTTCAAACGGGATATTCTCGGCCTGCGCTCGGATGCTAAAAACGCCTTGTTCCCAACAGAAGTTATAGAACTTTGTAAAACGGCTTATAAAATACCTGTGGAAAATATAGAGGAGTTGACGCAGGGACGAGCTTACAAGATAGGCGGTGGCCTGGACCGTTCAAAAAGCCTCCTCGGATCTGCTTTGGGCGGAGACAATACGATATGGACCGTGATTCTAAAAGTGGCTGGTATACACGATCAGGAGCCGGAGATATTCATCTTGAATCAAGTGAATATCCTCCCCAACACCTCCGGCTCCATCAAAAAGGCCATTTTACAAGACCACCAGCGATATCATTTAGACAATGTGATCTTGGAAGATTATG